ACCTAATGTTGAAACTATCTATAATAGTGAACAATTAACCAAAGTTTATGATTATTATTCAAAAGTTGTGGAACAAATTAACTTGAAAGTTATGCCTTTTCAACCTACTTTAAGTCATTTTGCAAAGTTTGCTGGTATGTCTTTAAATCAATTAGCAATTTTACGCCAAAGCGATAATATTAGTATGAGAAACCTAGTACAGAGAATATATGATGACACCTTTGACGCTAATGTTATGCTATCTCAACACTATAAACTTGAAAAAACTACTACTACTTATCGTATGAAAGTAGAAAACGAAGCGTTAGAAAAGAAAACACCAGAAGTTAAAGTAAGCGTGACGACTAAACCAATAGATTTAGATAATATTGAAGAAAGAATAGCAACGCTAAAAACTATACAAGTAAGCCAAAAAATGATAGGTGAAGTAGATGAGTAAACCATTAACCTACGAAAATGTAAAAAAAAGTGTTGAAGAAATAATTACTCTTTTAGACACTAACTTTACCAGCGAAAATACTAAACGCCAATATAATAGTTCTGAATTGTTTGAACTTTTTGTTTACTTACACCAACTTATAGCGTTTATGTCAAACGAAAACATTGTTGAAACTGCTGATATATGTTTAAAAAAAGCAATTCCACTTGCCAATTTATTATTGCGTTATGAAAACGATAACACTAGATTAGCCACCTACGCCGAGTTCTTAAAAGAGTTTTATTTGTATTCGGCTAGACACGACTTTGAAAGTTTTGTTATTTATTATGAGTGGGAAAAACAAGATAAGTTCTACTTGCCTAGAATTAAAATACTTAAAGGGTTAGTTTATTACCTAAATAAAATGGTTTTTGATGAAAACTTTGAAGGTATAATTGCTAACTTGCCAAGCGGTTGGGGTAAAACCTATATAGTTGATTTGGCTAATGCTTTTAGTTTTGGTGTAGATGATAGTGGCACTATTCTAGCATTATGTTCTAACGAAGATGTTGTAAATGGTGGTAGTAGAACTGTTAAAGAAATAATGCAAAGTGAAGCGTATGGGGAAGTGTTCCCCCACTTAAAATTCGATAAAGAAGATAAAGAATATTATAAAAAAGACACCGAAAGTGAGTGGAAATTAAGAAATTGTAAACTACTTGCTAGTTATTATGCTAAGACAACTAAATCAAATGTTGTTGGTTGCCGTGCTAGTAAATGGGTATGGATTGACGACCTATATGCTGACTATAAAGAAGCACTAAACGAAAGCGATAATAAATTTTATTATAATAAGTTCTTAACTGTATGGCGTAAGCGTTTCGTACAAGAAGCCCCTATTTGGAAGTTTATTATAACAGGTACTATGTGGTCGCCTACTGATTTTACGGTTAAAATAATAGAGTGGCTTGAAAGCCGTTATACTTTTGTTCAACATACAAAATTGCCTTATGTGAAGGTTAGCGATAATAATAAATTTGCAATAGTTCAAGTACCAGCACTAGATATGGAAACAGGGCAAAGCACTTGCCCAGACCTTGCTTCAACTCAAACATTACTAAACGAAAAAGCGAGTTTAGACCCCTACATTTTTGAGTGCAACTTCCAACAAAACCCAGTAAGCCCAGAGGCTATGGCGTTTGATTGGAAAAATTTAAAAACATATAATGAACAATTAACAAATGAATATGGTTCTACTTATGCTGTAATAGATGGCACTCGTAAGTCTGGTAAAGACTTCTTCTCAATGCCTATATTCCAACCGTATATGGAAGATTATGCCCTTATTGATTGTATATATACCCAACAAGCAACAAGTAAACTAATACCCGATATTATTGAAAAAATAATCAAAAATAATGTAAAAATGTTAGTAATAGAAACCAATGTTGACGGTGGCTTGAAAACTGTATTAGAAGAAAAATTACAAGCAATAGGTTTTAATAATGGTATTCAAATTATAGAAAAATACTCGACTATGGTTAAACAAACAAGAATTGAACTTGAACGGGGTAATATCATTGATAGAATATTTTACCCATACTTCAATTTGTTCCCAATTACCTCTGATATGGGTAAGTTTATGGCTAGTCACACTATGTATAACATTGAAGGCACTAATAAACACGATGACGCAACCGATAGTTTGGCTATGTTTACTGCTGAAATAGTAGCAGGTAAAGCAAAACCTATCAAACCAATTATACTTGCAAGACCATTTTAACTATGGTATAATGTAAATTGACCACAATTTTATTATATATTGATAAAGGTTTTGCGGTCTTTGGGTTCTTTCGAGAACTCTTTTTTTGTGGTTTAGTGTAGGGTAATGAAAACCCCATTACTTATTTGACACGCTTTTTCATTTGTGGTATATTATACCCAAGAGTACGGAGGTAATATATGAAAACATTTGGTAGAACCACAATCTACGCACCATATACCGAAAAAGACATTTTATCAAAGCCAGAAGCAAAACAAAACGAAATAATACTTGAAATATTAAAAAATAGCATAGGTATTCACGAACAAAACCGTACTGAAACTCTCTATTTGAAAGATTATTTAAGGGGAATACAAGACATTTATATTGATAAACAAAAACACACAAGACCAGAAATTAACAACAAAACGGTTGAAAACTGGGCTTGGGCAATAGTCGATTTTAAAAAATGTTATCAATTAGGAAAACCTATACAGTATGTTCAAATAAATGACGGTGGCGAAAAGGAAATAGCACTACTTAATAAGTATGTTAGATTTGAAAACAAAAAAGCCAAAGATATGAGTTTGTATGAGGACGTACTAACTTGTGGTAGAGCATTTATGTTTAAAGGTTATCAAAAAACTACCGAAGATGACCAAGCACCATTTGAACTACTTGTATGTAATGCCGAAGATACTGAAGTAATTTATTCTAGTAAATTAGGAAATGAACAAATAGGTGCTTATATACAAACTTCAATGGAGCATATTGTATCAACAATAGACACGAACACAGGCGAAAAAATAAATACTCCACAAATCTATCACGAATATACTTTTTATTTAAGAAACAGACAAGTTGTATTTAGTGATATAAGTGGTGAATTACAAGTAGTTGAAAAAAGCAGTAAGCCAATAGTAATGAACGAACACTCAATTACCGAATACTATACGAATAAATATCGTATATCGTTAATTGAAATAGGCAAAGACTTATTTAATGATATTAACTATTTAGAGAGTTTAGATAAAGACGATATGGAAAGTTTTGTCAACGCTATAATGGTATTTACCAATGTAGAAGTGACGGAAAACGAAATTAGCCAAATTAAACAGTTGGGTGCTGTATGTATTAACTCAACCGAAAATAAAAAGGCAAGTATTGAATTATTAGCACAAAGACTAAATGCCACCGATACTCAAACATATTACACTAGGTTGCTTACAAGTTTACACCAAATACTAGGTGTACCAATGGCAACTGATAATGGTAGCGTGACGAGTGGTGATACAGGTAAAGCAAAACTTACTGGTCAGGGTTATACAACTGCTGGTATTCGTGCCGAAGGCGATGAAACAATGTTTGGTATGTGCGATATGGAAATGCTACGGGGTGTAATAAAGTGTTGCAAACTATCACCTACTAGCGATATTAAAACAATCAATGTTAGTGATATTGAGCCAAAGTTTAATAGAGATATGAGTGATAACCTATTAACTAAAACTCAAGCGTTGCTAAACTTGTATAGTGCAGATATTCCTAGAAACTTTGCTAATGCTATTGTAGGTTTATTTGGTGACGCAAATGCGATTACTACTGCACAAGAAAGATTATTTGGTAAACAAGTTAGCCAACTAGGTGGTGGCAATACTGATTTATCAATTAACGAAAATAATGAAGTAGAAACTCAAGATATTGCTGATAATCAAGCAAATAAGATTACAGAAGCAACAGAAAGAGATGAACAGGGTGTATAGCACCCTACTTATCGAGAGTTCGAGCGATAAATGTTAGTGCAACTCTAACGCTCTCGACCTTAACAAAAATCTCTTAGGGTGGTACGCCCGTTATTCGTACTGTAAGGAGGGAATATATGAAAAGAGAGGAACTACTAGAGAAAGGGTACACAGAAGAACAAGTTTCAGAATTGCTAGACGCTTGGCACAAAGCAAATGCTAATTTGTCCAAAGAAAATGAGAAACTAAAAACCGATTTAGGTCAAGCCAACGAAACAATATCGGGTTTAAATCAAAAAGTTTCTGGTTTAACAAAGGTAGAAGAAGAATACAACGCTATTAAGCAATCACAATTAACTGATGAAGAAAAGCGTAAACTTGCTTTAGAAGAAGCCGAGAAGAAGCAAAGAGAAGCAAACAAAATCTACAATACAGCCAAAGCAAGAGAAATCTTTAGCGAAATAGGTGGTATTAGTGATGAAGTTTTAAGTTCTATTATTACAGATGACGAGAAAACAACGGTTGCTAATGCAACTAACTTGTTAAATCTAATCAAAACAAGAGATGAAGCAATAGAAAAAACAACTACTGAAAAATTAACTTCACTTGATTTAAAACCTAACCCTAGTAATACTTCGCCCCAAGATAATGTAATGACTTGGGAAAAGTTTGATAGTTTGAGTAGTGATGAGCAAATAAAGTTTGCTGAAGAACACCCAGACGATTTTGCCAAAATGTAAATAGAAAGGAAATGATTAAATTATGGCAGTTGGAGAATACAATGGTAAAAAATTCAATACTATGGTATTTGAAAAATATCTTGATAGAGTGCCAAATCTAGCAAGAAATGAATTGATTAAAAATGGCGTATATGACGTAAAAAACAAGTACAAAAACCTAATGACTAACCAAGACGGTGGCGACTATATTATCACACCAATCAAAGGTTTACTAGACGGTGAAGTACAAAACTATGATGGTATAGTTTCAATGACACCTACAAGTACAAAGACTTTCACACAAGGAAAACCAGTATTTGGTCGTATGAAAGCATGGCAAGAAAAAGACTTTGCTATGGAATTAACTGGAATTGATTGGATTAAAGACATAGCAAGTGAAGTTGCAAGTTATTACGAAGGAGTTGACCAAGCAGACCTAGTTGCTATCTTAACTGGTATATTCGCTATGCCTACTGATAGTGGTTATTCTGCAACAGGTAATGCTGACTTCATCACAAAACATACTTACGATATTACAAGTGCTGTTTCTGACGCAGACAAATTAGTAAGTGCTACAACACTTAATAATGCAGTACAAAAAGCATTAGGTGCAAATAAAGGTATAATCACCCTAGCATTTATGAACAGCGTAGTAGCAACTAACCTAGAGAACCTATCTCTATTAAGTTATATGCTTTACAATGACGCAAACGGCGTTCAAAGACAACTTAATATTGGTACTTGGAACGGTAGAGTAGTTATCGTTGATGATGATTTACCTACAACTGAAACTGTGACAACAGCACCAGTATATAGTACAACTATTTCTACACCAGCAGTAGCAGGTGATAAAATTACAATCAATGGTACTGAATATACTTTCGTAGCAAATAGTGCAAGTGATACTGGTAATAAAATTAAAGTCGGTGCAGATGGTACTGCTCCACAACAAGCAACTAATATTGCTTCTAAAGTGACAATAACTGGTTATACAATTACTGCTTCAAGTAGCAAAGTAGTATTTACTGCTGATAGTGGTACAAACCCAGACAGACCAGTAGTAGTAGCAACTCAAAAGGAAAGCGATGGTGCTATCGTAATAGCAAACGCAACTGATACTGCACCAGTAGTAGCAACTAACTATATTACTTACCTATTAGGTAGAGGAGCATTTGAATATGAAAACATTGGTGTAAGAGTTGCTAGTGAAGTATCACGTGACCCAGCAACAAATGGTGGTATCGATGTACTTTACACTCGTCAAAGACATTTAGTTGCTCCAAAATGGATTTCATATACTAAAGCAAGTCAAGAAACAAATAGTGCAACTACTGCTGAATTAGCAACAGGTGCAAACTGGGAATTAGTAAACGATGGTGCTTTAAGTGGTAGATTATTCGTTGACCACAAAGCAATTCCTATTGTTCGTATAATTTCAAGAGGTTAATTTAACTCATAGAACGGAGGACACGAAATGGACAATTATGAACTAACAGACATTGAAGATGATATTATTGCAAGACTAGAGAAAAGAATACCTTATAACCCAGATTTATTTGGGGAAAAGTCAACCTACGATTTAATTTTAGAAGATTTAGTGTTGAACGCTCGTACTATTGGTTTATCTCGTGTCTTTCCATTTTATGATTATTCACAAAAAACTCTCCCAGAGAGATATGCCGATTGGCAATATAGGTGTGCTATCGAGTTATATAATTTAGCCGATAAAACTGGTTTTGTGACGTATAGTGAAAACGGTTTAAGTTGGGGTAAACTTACTGACGGCGTATCTAAACAATTACTTGAAGAAATCACTTCAAAAGCAGGTATTCCTAGTAAAGTGAGTGAAGATTATGAGTAGTTGGGGTATAAGAAACGAAAAGATACTTGATTACAATAGTGTTTGTTATATAGCAAAAAAACTACCACCTACTTATGATGAGTGGGGTAATCAATTATTAAACTACGAAGAACCAAAGAAATACTATTTCAATATTCAACCAGTAAACAAAGACAACACGAGTAATGATAGTGCCTTTGGTGAACTAATACCTAGACTAAAATGTGCAGTAATACCCAAAATCGAATATAGTGGTATGTTCAACGAGTTTGATTTGGCGTATTTGGACGGTATAAGCCCCGTAGACGAGAGTTTTTACGGCGAGAAGGCAAACTACCGTATATACTCGGTACAACCTCAAAATGCCATTATAAAGGTATATTTTCTTAAAATAATAAAAGGAGTAGATGATAATGAAATTGATTAAAGACAACATAGTCAAAGAAATACCAGAAAATCTAGTACCTACTTATGTATCAATGGGTTGGAAAGAAGTTAAATCTGAAAAACCAGTTGAAGAAATAAATGAGATACTAGCAAATAAGCCAAGTGAAAAACGCTTTGGCAGAAATAAAATAGAAGAATAACAATGCGTAGTACAAAAGCACAATATACTTTTAATGCCTATCGTGTTCTTAATCAAAATGAGTTTGTTGAAGAATTAGAAACTTTGAAAGAAGTGTTTAAAACAAAATCTTTTAGAAGTTATATTGCTGACAAATGTATTGAATTAGTTAGAGAAATCTGTAATGAAAATACTTATTGGGACGAACACTCTGTTTGGACTAACAAACTACAAGAATACAAAAACGGGCATAAAGTTGATATTGGTAATGACTATGTGTTGATATTTAACGATACTAATTATTCTCAAGATGAACTTTGGTGGTTAAGCCCCAAAACAAGAGATAATTATATTGACGGACTATCTGTGGCGTACTTAATTGAGTACGGCATGGGTATAAATGGTTCTGAAGCAGAAGATTGGCAAGTAAATATGCCGAGTGCTTACAAAAGACAAAGTGGTGATACTTGGGTAGGTTATAACCCAGACAATTACCCAGAAGCAACTTTTTACCACTCACAAGAAGGTAAGTTTATATACTTAAAACTTCAAATGGGTGTTGAAGAAAAATTTGAAAATTGGGTAGACGAATATCTTGGAAAGGTGTTGAAATAATATGAGCGAAGTAATTATAAATACTAACTATGATATTGAACAAGTTTTATTTAACAAGTTCAAAGACTTTATGGTAAAAAACTCAAAGTTCAACCCACAAGTATTTCCTAAAGCACCTAAAACCCTAGCAGATTTTCCAACAATAGTTTTCAAAGAAAGTTCCAATATAGAGGACACTCGTTATAAATCATTAGACAGAACGCAATTTGTAAATCAAATAACAGATACTATCGAAATATACACCAAAGATATGGTTATAAATGGCGTAAGATACGCTAGTAAAACTGTAATGAGTGAACTAAAGTATTTGGTATTTGATTTTTTTGAAAGTATCGGTGCAACAAGAGTATCGTGTGAACCAGTAGAATATAGCAACTATCAAGTTGATAGAGTAGTTATAATCGAACGATACAGACAAAATAACTGGAACAAAATGATATAAGAAAGGAAATAAAATATGATTAAACTAGATAGAGATTATCAATCAACAGGTGTAATATCTGCTGGTAGTGGTATCTATGTTTTAGATACAACATTAAACAAATATGTGTTGCTAGTTCCTACTTCAGATATGCCAGCAGGGGCAGGAGCACCCGACACAATAGATAACCCTTTACTAACTGTTTCAAGAAATGGTCAAGTAGAAGGTAAACAAACTGTTCAGCAAAAAGAATACACTTATAACTGGAACAGAGATAACAACCGTAGATTGGCAAAATATGCAGGTACTCAACAGTCTTTCCTAGAGAGAGATGGTATGGAATATACTGGAAACCTATTCAATGGTACATTAACATACGACAAAGACGCATTTGCTGATAACGAACTTATGGCTGGTAAACTATACATAACCGTAAACGAAGATACTGGTTATGATGACGATATAAGAGATATTATAGCACCTACTGCTATTATCACAAACGCATTACCTTCTGTGACAATTAAAGGTACTGGTACTGCTTCAATAGTATTAAAAACAAGTGAAGGTGCTACTGTCACTCCAACAAGTGAAAGTACAAGTGTGGCAACAGTTGCTATGGGTACTGGTGACAACGCTAACAAACTAACTATTACTGGTGTAGCAGTAGGTACAACTATTGTTAAACTTGTATGTAGTGCTACTAACGAAGGTTCTAGCGAAAGAACTATAATGGTAAAAGTAGTACCTAATGCTTAATAGATAACAGGGGTTAAAAATACGGAGGGAATTAAATATGAATATGAACATAAGTGAAGAAATCATTGAGATAGGTGGCAAAGAGTATAAACTTTTTCTAAATAGAAAAGCGATATTGAATTGGGAACATTTAACACACCCAACTGAAATGTCGAAGAAATACCAAAACCTTATCGGTAGCGAAACTGAAACAGATTTTGAGTTAAAAGATGATACTAACCCACTAGAAATGTTTGGCGAAGTAGATACGGAACTTGATAAAGCCCTAGCCGAAATGTCAGACATTTATGCAAAGTTCTATTGGGTGGCATTATACCAAAACCACAAATTGTCTGTAAGTGAAGCAAAAGAACTATTTGACAAAGCAGTTGAAGAATACGGAATAGACCAACTTATTCAACTAGCAAACCAAATGTTAGAAAATGCCAATAAAGATTTAGTTGGAAAAAGTATAAAAAACTTGAAGGCACTAAAATCAACCAAGAATTAGAGGAAACTTCTAATGAATACAATTCTTACACAGAGTTTTATTTCAATGAGTTATTCCCTAGTGCTTTAATGTTCGGTATGTCTAGTAAAGAGTTTTGGGAAGATGAACCCCAACTTTATTGGGCATACCGACTTTCTTTTGAAAAGAAAACAGAGTTTAGACAAAAAGAAGAACTCGAGAAACTCAAACTCGGTTGTTGGTTGCAGGGAAAAACTAACGAGATTGCAGTTTCTGTTGCCATTAACAATAATTTTGCAAAGAAAAAAGCAACCTACCCAACTTATGCAGAGTTCTCTAAAAACTTTAAAGGTGTTGGTGAAAAACCAAGCAGAAAAGAGTTAGAGAAACAATTAAAAGGCAAGACAGACAAAGATGAGATAGGTGCTATCGCATTTAATTATTGGGCAAGAATATAATAGAAAGGAGTAATATATGAACGGTACAAGAGCAGTAAAATATAAAATCTTGTTTGACGTAGCAAGTGGCGAGTTATCTGCTGGTATAAAAACGGTAAAAACCCTAGCGCTAGGAATTGCAGGTTTAGCAGGGACAATAAGCAACTTAACCGAACTAACTGAACAATATAATACGGCTCAACAAGTTCTTAACCATACATTTGGCGAAGGCAGTAAAGAGATAAACAACTATGTAAACCATTTGTCTGAAATGGCTGGTATTAACAAAGCAACAGTAGCACAATCTATATCGTTATTTGGGCAATTAGGTAGTTCTTTGGGTATGAATACCGAACTAGCAGGAGAGTTTGCCGAGAAACTAACTGATTTAGCGACTAGAATATCTATTTTATATAATGCAGATTTTACTAGGGCTAGTAAAGCAGTATTGGGTGCTATGAAAGGCGAAGTTCGTACATTAGCAACACTAACTGGTATAAGCGTTAAATCACAAGCACAACAACAAATGTTAAACCAATTAGGTATAACTGCTAAAGTTGGCGAATTAAACGCAACAAATCAAGCGTTATTAAAGTATATATTAGTGGCTTCACAAGTTATGGAAAGCAACGAAAAAATGGCTGAATACGCCGAAAGCGTAGCGTTCCAAAAGAAAGTGCTTACTAATCAAGTTAAAAACTTGGCACAAGCGTTTGGCAATTTGTTATACCCCGTAATGAAAGCAATATTGCCAGTTATAAATGGTGTACTAATGGCATTAGCCAACCTAGTAAACTTCTTTGCTGGTTTATTTGGTTATGATGATAGCCAACAAACAAGTATGGAAAACAAAATAAGTGATATAGGTGCATTAGGAACTGCTATTGAAAAGTCTGGCGAAAAGGCAAAAAAGGGTTTGCGTGGGTTTGATAAATTAAACAACATAACAACGCCAACCTCTGATACAAGTGGAATTAACGCTGGTGCAAACGCTAAATTGCTAGAGCAAATGAGAGCACTAGATGACCAAATGCTTAATATTCGTATGAGGGCAACCGAAATATCGGAAAGCATAATGAAATGGCTTGGTTTTGAAAAAAATATTGATACAGGCAAATGGGAGTTTGTTAAAACAACATTTGGTACTATATTAGGTATATTTGCTGGGGCTGGTGGCTTATTATTTGTTGTTGGAAGTTTCTTAAAAACAATAAGGAATATCAAAAATGCTTTTAAAGGTTTGTCTGGGCTTGGTAAGATAGGCGAAGCCATTGGTGGCGTATCACAAGTAGGCGAAGCAAGTAGTGGGTTTAAATTACCTAGTTTTAAAACAGTTCTAAAAGGCATAGGCGAACTATCACTAATAATTGGTGCATTAACTGGTTTAGTAGTTATAATGGGCGAATTAACGAAAATAGACGGCTTTACAGACGTCACGAGTAGAGGAATAGATGAACTTGTAAAACTATTTACTGGTTTAGCAAAAATAATGATACCTTTGGCTTTAGTAAGTGCTGGTATTACCCTACTTGGTATGGCAGGGCTTACAACCGTAGTAAGTGGTTTAGGTGGCTTTGCAATAGTATTAACAGGTACAACAGCAGTAGTTGCTGTATTAGGTTTAATAACCAAAATAAGTGGTTTTAACGAAATATTAAGTAGTGGAATAGATATGGTTGTAAAACTATTTAAAGGGCTAGGCGAGATAATGATACCGTTAGCGATACTATCTGCTTTAATGGTAGCCATAGGTTTAGCAACACCCGTCACAATAGCACTTGGTTTGGCTGGTTTAGCAATAGTAATAGATGGTACAGCATTAGTACTGGCAAGTTTGGGTGCGTTATATAAAATACCTTATTTTGAAGAATTGGTAAATGGCGGTATTGAAGCACTCGTGTCAATATTTAATGGACTAGGTCGTGCATTGGGCTCGTTGATTGGCGGTTTTGTTGGTGGCATATCAGACGGTTTGCCAATAATTGGAGATAACCTATCAAAGTTTGCCAAAAACGCAAAGAGTTTTTTTGAAATAGCAGGTAATTTCAGTTCAGATACCGCACTTGGCATAAAATATTTAGCCGAAGCATTAATAGTACTAACTGCTAATAAATTAGTAGACGGTATTAGTAATTTCTTTTCGTTAGGTTGGCTAACTGGCGAGAAGTCAACATTTGAAACATTTGGCGAACAACTAGAAGCGTTTGGGCCACATTTTAAAAACTTTGCTAATTCGATAGAAGGCATTGATAGTAAAACAGTAAAAGAAAGTGCAGATTGTGCTAAGTCTTTGGCAGAATTGGCACACTACTTACCAAACAGCGGTGGTTTAAAAGATTTGATTACAGGTAGTAATGATATAGATACTTGGGGTAGCAAACTTCCAACTTTTGGAGAGAAATTAAAGGAATATTCACAAAAAGTAAAAGGTTTAGATGGCGATGTTATAGAAAACTCTGTTAAGTCGGCAAAATCTGTATCAGAACTTGCCAAAAATCTACCAAACGAAGGTGGTATTGCTAGTTGGTTTGCTGGTGATAATGCAATAGATAAGTTTGGTACAAAACTTGCTTCATTTGGTAAATCATTTAAAGAATACGCTACTGAAATATCAAATATAAGCGTTGATAAAATCAATGCTATCACAGAAGCGATTAAAGAAATTGTAGATACAGCGATAAAAATAAAAAATAATGGGGTAAAAGACACCCTAAAAGATTTTGCAAATAGTTTAAAAGGTAGTGTAAACCCATTTAACAATTTCTTCTCAAATACTAACGGAAATACTATTGGAAAAGACTTTGGTAAAGGTATTGCTTCTGGTATAGTAAGTGCTTTAAAAAATTACAATTACCCTAGCATAAAACTAACCGAACCAACAATATTTGGAACTTCTAATACAGTAAAATCGTTTGGTATATCAGTAAAAGGTAATGGTGGTTTTGTAGATAGTGGCGAGTTATATATTGCTAGAGAAAACGGTATATCAGAAATGATAGGTAGAATTGGTAGCCATACAGCAGTTGCTAATAACGACCAAATAGTAGAAGCAGTAGCAAGTGGTGTTGCAAGGGCAAATATGGCAACGCAAAAGAATACAAAAATCGAAATAGTAGCAGAAGGCGATAGTTCAGGTTTGTTAGATTTCATAACTTTCAAGCAAAAAGAACAAAACCGTCAATATGGTTTTTAGGAGGTATATATGCAAGAGATAAATAACACAAAATATACAACAGCAATTAGAATAAGCCATACAGCCACAGGTAGTTATGGAAACTATGTTGTTCAAGAAAGCGATTGGAATAATTTGCCAGTACCTACTGCTTTACAAAGGCGTTTGCACGATGTAGACGTAGACGCCTTTACTGACCTATTGGGTTTTACCCACAGAAACCGTGTACGCCACGATGTTGAAGATTTTGACTTAGGTTTTGCGGTATTAAACGATGATGATGAAAGAACTTTGTTAGATTTGATTAGCCCAGAGTGGGTCTATGTTGAACTCATCGACAAAAAACAAACAACTGATATAACAGATACTAATGGTTATACACAATATACCAAAGACGGTGCTATATATTGGTATGATAGTTCACACACAAAACTATATGACGCAAGTTATAATGAAGTTTCGCCATTTACACTAAGTCAATACACTAAATCAAAAACAAATAAAAAGACAATACATAAAATGTTTGCTAGTGATAAAGAGTGGGGTGTGTACCACCTATATCAAGATAGCAATAGCAAGTGGCACGAAGTCAATACAGACTTTTCGTTCTCATTGGTGGAGGAATAGCGTATGTATGTGATAGATAATGCCACTAGAGCAAAGATTTACAATGGGGGGTTATATTATACCCCTATTGTAAAAATTGGCGATATAACGATACCTAATAGCGAAATAAAGCATATTGACATAGACGAACCTATTATTGATACGACTAACCAAACAATGTATATAGGAACATTTGTAGCCAAGAAATTAGATATAGAGTTTAGAACCCTATTAAATATAGATTTAAGTGAACAAATAACATATAGCATTGAAATAAACGATAACGGTACTATTACAGAAGTACCTATTGGTGTATTCAACGTTGAAACTTCACCAGCCGATTATTACAAAACATATAAAATTACAGCATTAGATAATAGTGTAAAATTTAAAAACGCATTTGATTTTGAAAGCGAATATACTATAACAGAAGATGAAGAAGGCAACATAATATACTCAATAACTGCTATAAAAGCATTACAAGCGATATGTGAACTTGCTGGTATAACACTTAATCAACTAGACAGCAATTTGGTAAATACTACTGCTACCACAGGTTATTACGATAGCACAATGAGTGGTAAACAATGGGTATCATACATAGCAGAAATAATGGGTGGTTTTGCTAAAATAGATAGAACAGGTAATTTAAGTATTATACCAGTTAAAACAACGCCAGTAGCGACAATAAATGGCTTAGCAAGTAAATCATTTAAGATAGACGAGTTATACAAGATAACTTGTATTCGTTGGGAAAATGGTGTAAATATACCAATCGAAACAACTGCCCAAACTAATGATGGGAACACACTTTATATTAGAAGCAATAATGTGTTTGTTTCAGGCACAGACGAAGAACGCCAACAACTTATTGATAACATAGGCACAAAAGTTTTGGGTTTAGAAATACAAAGTTTAACAACAGAAAACTATGCCGATTTTACACTAGATAGCACCGATATAGTTAGTTATACACTAGGTAATAATACATATCAAACATATTACGCCAATTCATTTAGTTTTAAAGGTTCTATAATGGGTAAAGTAAGCGTATCAATACCAAGCAAAAACCAAGAGCAAACGACAAATGTTGTTGAAAGTGATGAAACAAGTACAATAAGGGGTATAAAAACCGAAATAAACCAATTAAAAGCAACGTTATCAATACTTGCAAGTGAAACACAAACCAATGCCGAAGGAATTAACCAAATAAATAGTACGCTATACGAACAAAATAGCACCAGATTTAGGTTTGTGGTACAAGAGCAAATACAACAAAGAAATGATTATAGTACACCAGCGTACACCGATGAAAACGGCAACACTTATGGCGACGTTCAATATACAAACCAACAGGGTTATACCTTTGATAAAGATGGTTTAGGAATAGCAAAAGTCGATGGTAATGGCAATTATATAGAACAATCAAGGTCGAGATTAAACGGTTTAGGTTTAAAAATAATTGAAAACTCTAGCAACGATACAATATTATTTGCTGGGTATAATCAAGAAACTGGTGAAAGTATAGTTGATACACAAAATACAACAATTAGGCATTACTTAAACCTTAACGACGGAACTAATAATATTGGTAGATTTGAAACTTATTTGTATGATGATAATACTAATTCAATAATAGACAATACCAAAAGAGTTGGTTTCTTCTGGTTAGATAGTTAGGTGGAAAAATGGAAAAATTAAAATTAAACATACAATTATTTGGTGCTTCGGCAAGTATTAGTTGTACGCAAGTAGGTAGCCCAGATATTGCAAATAACACAACAACTGAAAGAATAACATTTACCGTCACGAGAACAAGTGGTACAACTTTTTGGGAAATGCAAAAAACAGTAAACTTTACGGTAGATGGTAATAGTTATACTTCAAGTCTTTCTTTACCTAGCAACAAGACAAGTAATAGTTGTTATGTTGACGTAGTTATTCCACACAATGCAGACGGAACAAAAACATTATCTTATAGTGGTTCAATAGTGACAGGTACAAGTGCTGGTACATTAACTGCTAGTGGCACAAAAGTTCTAACAGCGATACAAATTGCTACTAATTGCCCAGCGATAGCAGGAACAGTTGGTAGTTCGACTACTGTTGTTATTTCACCAAAAAGTAGTTCATACACACACAAATTATATTGGCAAAACCCATATACAAGTGCTTGGACAGATTGGGCAACCTTTTCAGCAAATGAAACTAGCAAATCAATTACTTTAGCAAATATTTTAGGTAGTTTTGCAGGTAATTTTCAACAAGATGGAAGCCGTACAGGACAAATACCTATTAAGTTAGAAACATATAGTAGCACAACTTTGGTAGGTACTTCACCCGACACCTTATCAATTACAGTTGCTAGTGAGGACGCATTACCTAAAATAAATAGCATAACCTTTTATGATAATAACGAAGATACTTATGCTTTAACAAATGACAGAACAAAGTTGGTAAACTTTATGTCCGAAATACAAGCAACGGTCAATTTTACATTAAGTAAAGGTGCTTCATTTAGAAACATAACAGTTTCAATACCAACAGATAGTGGTGAAACATTTTACCCACAAGTTTCGAGAAGCGGAAATGTTATAACGTTTTCTGTGCCAGATTTAAGCGTTGATAATAATTGGTCTAAATTATATAATTTTAACATTATAGTACAAGATACTTTTGGTTCTGCAACATATACTTATGACACAAGTTCAAACTATGTACCTTACTCACCAATATATATTGTTTCCCCAGATTTAAAAATTGCTTTATCAAGACCTAATCTTTTAAGCGATAAAGTGTTCTTGGGTTTTGCGTATGAATATTGGCATGGGTACTATGCAACCAATGTTCAAAACAACGCAACAATAAAGTGGAGAGTTAGAGAGTTTGGTGGTACTTGGTCGAATTGGCAAACACTTGTTGAAAATACTGATTATAAGAGCATTGATAGAGGTATCATAGAAGATTATTGGACAGATAGAACGATAGTTGGTACATTTGAGCAAGACCAACAAGACCCCGAAACATATAATTTTACTAGTATTGAAATATTTAACCCATTAGATACTGTATGGTCTTATTTGAAAAATTATGAGTTTGAAATTGAAATGTCAGATAATCTAAATACTCTTACTCAAAGTTCTATACTACACTCGACTATATCTATTTATGACGCTTTCCAAACAAGTAATGGAGAAAGGTATTTTAATGTAAATGGACATTTAATATTTAATAATGAACCAACACAGGATGTATTAAAATTATTGCCTACTACTTTATTCTATAACGCTAGTGGTGAACTTGCTACTTCAACCCCTATTCAATTATCAGAAAGTGCAGGAAACTTTGATTATGTTGAAATATTTTTTCGTGAAAACGATGATGTTTATAATAGTGTAAAAGTTTATAATCCAAATGACAAAAGAGTTGCACTTATTTCAGAATGGACAAATAGTTCGACTTATGTTTATTATAAAACAAAAACTGTTAAATTCTCTCAAGATGGAACAACTTTGGGCGTAGAAAATTCCAATTATTATGCTCAAATAAGATTTGGTGGTTCTTCTGGAATTAACATAAGTAGTGATGATACAATTTATATTGAACGTATAGTTGGGTATGGTCGAAATAATGGGTTGTAATAACAAGGGAAGTGAATAAAAATGGAAATAACAGGTTATATAACAACTGCTATCATTGTTCTAGGTATGTTCGTAGAGATTATACCCGTAAAAATTAGTCCTCTTGCTTGGTTAGGTAAACGATTAAATAAAAGTACCAACGACAGACTAGATAAACTTGAAAAAAAAGTAGAAGATAATGATATAGATACATTAAGAAATCGCATTTTAGCGAGTGAGGCATTGTTGAGAAAAGGTGAAATCTTTACAGAAAAACAATGGGAAAACCTTTATAAGGACATTACAAAGTGGAGTATGTATCACGAAACACATAAAGAATTAAATGGCTTCCTACAAGTTGTTGTTGAAAACATAAATGTTTATTATAAAAATCAAACTTTAAACGTAAAGAAATAAAGGAAATTATTGCATTTCCTTTTTTATGTGTTATAATACACCACAAAAAAAGGGGGTATTATGAGAAGAAAAAACTATACCTTTAAGTATAATGAATATATGTTAGAAAGAATTATGAAATCGCCGTATATACTTAATAGCGAAAGAAAAGAAAAAGATATTCTTAAACTAACACTTAAAGGAAAAAGTTGCTCTCAAATAGCAGATATTATTGGTTATAGCGAGAGAACAATACAAAGTAGAAGAAAAGATATATATAACAAGACCTTACAATTTATGTAAGGTTCTTTTTTTGTGTTTAAAATACGCAAATTATGCGTAAACAATACGATAAAAATACGAAATTATACATAAAAAGTTCCTTTACATTTACATTTTTAATGGTAATATACCACCGACTAGGGGGAATATTATGCTAAAAGCATTGTCTTGTAAGATAATTAGAGAAGATTTTATAGAAAAAATGGTATTAACAAGTGATGAAAAAGAAGTATTGGAAATGCTATTAAAGGGGTATCTAATAACCAAAATAGCATTAGAAACCCACCAAAGCGACCGTAATGTTGGAAAGATAATAAGGCGTATCAAAGATAAGTATGAAAACTACAAACAATTAGAGTTGTCAAAATTGAACATTTTGAGTTCATAATGACACTCTTTTTTTATTCTAAAATGAAGTTGTAAAAGAGGTGAGTATATGAAAAAAGCCCAAAGGGGTAATGAACCTATTGGTAGCAACCTAGTTGTATTCATATACTACACCTTTTTTGCATAGAAAGAAGGTAATTTATGTATAACAACCCATACATAAGTGCATATAACCCACAAGCAAGTATAGACAGAATAAACAATCAAATAGCAGAACTTGAAAAACTAAAAAGTCAAATACCTAGTCAACCAATACAACAACCCACGAACCTAACCCAAAACTTCCAATTAGCACCAACAAACAGGGAAGTAATTAGGTATGCAAGTTCAATAGATGAAGTACAACGAGATATGGTGATAGGCGACACCCCTTATTTTAGTAAAGATATGAGTGTGGTTTGGGTAAAGAACACCAAAGGTGAAATAACAACTTACGAGTTAAATGAAATAAAACCTTTAGACGAAAAAGATATACAAATCAAATACTTACAAGAGCAAATTGAGGAATTAAAGAAAGGAACAATAATAAGTGAACAACATAATACAAATGTTATTACAACAGAAACTAGGGCAGATACCAAAGAACTTGATGAACCAACTAGAACTACAACTGAAAAGAACAGCCCCACAAGCGTATCAAGAACTACAACAAGCAAGAAAAAATAATGTAAACCCAGAAGAATACTTAAACCAAATAACAAACAACTTTACACCAGAGCAAAAGCAACAATGGGAACAACTAATAAGTGGGCTAAATAGACCTTAATAATAGGTTTATTTGGGGGTATATGCTAGTTATGTACCTCCAAATAAGTTTATTACTAGCAAAGAACTTATAGAAAGGAGTGCAAGATGAATAATTCCATACAACCTACTGTTGAACTTGCTACTAATAACACACACCCATTTTACCCAATGTATAACAATGGTGGCTTGTTCGGTGGAGCAGATAACGGTATTTGGGGAATAATTTTATTGGCTTTATTGTTTGGAAATGGAAACTTCGGTTGGGGTGGAAATGGTGGTTGGAACAATGTTGCAACAACTGACTTTGTAAGTTCAGAGTTTACACAAAGAGATATAGCAAACCTATCTACTGCCGTAGCAAATGGTTTTCAAAATACCAGCAACTTAATTTCAAATGGCTTTGCCGATAATGCTACAAACATTTGTAATTTAAGAAGCGATGTACTAACAGGCAATATGGGAATAAGTACCCAAATATTAGATAGTAAATATGCTAATCAATTAGGTCAATGTGGCATTGAGAGAGATATTCTAACCCAAACAAATGAATTAAATACCAACCTTTTAACAACTGCCTTAAACAACCAAGCCAAAATGGACGAGTGTTGTTGCTCACTAAAGGCACAGGGCATAGAGAATACGCAACGCATACTAGACGCTTTAAGTCAAAACACAATAGACGACTTGCGTTCTCAAGTCAATGACCTTAAAAACACTATAACAGCCAACGGAATTGGTGCAAATATTATCAACTCAGTTAGACCTTATCCAATACCAGCATATCCAGTAAGTTCGCCTTATGTTGGGCTATACAATGGTTTTTATGGTAATGGTTTCTACGGAAACACAGTAATTTAATAGCAAAAAGTCTTATGACAAACTCAACAGAGAACTTGCTAACGTTTTCCCGACATTGGGAAAACGATATTCCCTATAAAGGGGAAATAGAGAGAATAGGCAAGTTTTATTCTCTCTTTTATTTATAAGAAAGGAAATGATAAAAAATGATACAAGCACTACAAATTGCACCACAAATATTAACTAGCAACACAGATGATATTAACTTTACCACAATAGATTTAAGAACAAATAGTGCCACTTGTAATGGTTGGTTGCAATATAACAACGGTTCTAACAACTTTACTATTATAGGTGGTGGTGTATTTGAAATAGATTTTAACGCAAATATAACTTCTGCCGAAACGGGTACTGTTGCCCTAGCCGTAAAATCAAATGGAAATGATATTGAGGGTACAGAGGTAGATAGCCAAGTAGCAACTGCTAACACTTATAGTAATGTTTCGTTTACAAAAATAATTAGAACTTGCCCTAGAACTAACACTACATTTAGCATTGGTTCACTAGCAACTGTGGGTGGAGTTATACCAGCAGTAGATACAGTAGCCCCTACTGTAAAAGATTGCAACTTAATTATTCGTAGAATAGCGTAGTGAATAACAATACAATTAACAATTTATCTTTGTTATTACAAACATTAAGTTTAGAAATCTTATTTAAAGACTATAACAATAGTGATTTAATGAGTGAATTGCGAACCCAAGATGAAAAGTATTTAAAAAAGATAATTGAACAAAACGAAGAAATAATAAGTCTTTTGAAAGGAAGTGAAATCAATGGGCAAAGAAGAAATGTGCGAAAAACTTGAAAGTATGTCAAGAGAAGCCATAGGCAATTTGCTAGAAAATGGCATACAAACGAGTGAAGTAGAAGTTTTATACAAATTAACAAAAATACACAAAATGGTAGAGGAGGAAAATGATATGTATAGAAATTATGGAAATTACAATGATTATGGTAGAGAACAATATGGTAGAAGGGGCTATGATAGAAAATATCGTGGACACGACCACCTAGACAATATGTATAGCGAATACGGTAGATATGAAGAAGGTAGAGAACAATATAATCGTGGCAACTATGGTGCTAAAGACGACACTTTAAGAAGTCTTGAATATATGCTAAAATCTATGGTTCAATTTACTAATATGCTAAAACAAGACGCTACTAGCCAAGAAGAAATGGAACTAATTAGGCAATACACTAGACAGATAAGCGAAATGTAATGTATAAGTTTTACAATGCTAACCCTAACGGGAACAGAATATCTGATTGTGTTATTAGGGCATTAAGTGTATTAACGAATAGAAATTGGCGTAGCGTATATGACGAATTAAGTGATTTAGCAGGAGATGAAGGCAAATTGTTTCAAGACGTTATATTTGTCGAAGATTACCTAGACGAAAGATACCCTAGAGAGTGTCATTATTCTAAAACTGTCGGGGAGTTTGCCAAAGAGTTTCCTTATGGGAAATACGCTATTACGATGAACGGTCATATTACGGCTCTTATCGACGGTGTAATTATTGATACCTTTAACCCAAGCAAACGAATAATGCGTTGTGCGTGGAAGATAGAGTAGTTGGGAATACAACACCCAACTGCTTTTTAATTGATTTTACAAAATGTGGTAGTGTATGTTATAATCGTGATAATGAAAGAGAGTTGACAAAAAATGCGTATTATTGACGGTACGACAATTAAAATTAACAGAGGGAACACTCTACCTTTGAAACTCGTTATTCCTATTTCTCATACAGAGAACTACACGTTTCAAGTAGGTGATGAGATTATGTTTGGTGTATATGCCAACAAGAAAATGAGTGGTGAAGCATTATTGCTAAAAAGATACATAGTTGAAGAAGCAACAGAGGAGTTTGAGTTCACAATTTCAGCCGAAGATATGAAAATAGGTGACTTAATAGATAAACCTACTGATTATTGGTACGAAATAGAACTAAACGGCGACCAAACTATACTTGGTTATGACGAGGAAGGTGCTAAAATACTTCGTTTGTTCCCAGAAGGAAGCGAAGTGATTTAATATGTTGGTTATAAATGACGAACCACTATTATTAAGAGGCAAGTTATACACAGAAACGCTTGAATTAGATGGAAAAATGAACATTGGGCGTATACCACCCAGAACTCAAGAAAAAGAAGCAAACCCTACTACAAGCGTTCAAGAAATAACACCAGACCAATACTATACTGGTTTATCAAAAGTGACGATAAACGCCGTCACAAGTGATATAGATAGCGATATAGTTGCTGGTAATATAAAAGAAGGCGTAGAAATATTAGGGGTTGTTGGTACTTATGAACAAGGCTATTTCCCTAGTTATGAAAATAACACATTAGTATTCGATAGTAGTGATAGACCAGTAAGCGTAGAAGAAAGTGAGTTGATATTGTCGTGAGTGTTATAAATAAAGTAAAAATTGACAATACTGAATACGATATTGGTGCAGATTATTCAAACATTGATAACACACCAAATTTAAGCAATTTTATTACAAAAGACGTAAATGACTTAACTTATTATGAGTTGAAAACAGCAACAGGTAATAGTATTGCTATGAGCATTGATAGTTCTACCTATGTATTAACAATAAGTTTAAAGAATAGTGCAGGAACTATACTAAATACACAAACAGTTGATTTGCCGTTAGAAACAATGATAGTTAGTGGCAGTTATGATAGCGCAAACAAAAAGATTATACTAACACTACAAAATGGCAACACAATAGAAATACCAGTAGGCGATTTAGTAAGTGGTTTGCAAAGTGAAATAACTTCTGACAATAAATTGTCTGCTGATTTAGTAGATGATACAAGTTCTACAAATAAGTTTGTATCTGCTAGTGATAAGACAAATTGGAATAGTAAACAAGACATAATTCAATATTCTACAATGCCAACAGCAAGTTCTAGTACAGTAGGAAAAATAATACAATTTACAGGTACTACAACGCAAGATTATACAAATGGTTATTTCTATATAGGAACAGAAGATAATGGCACTTATGCTTGGGAAAATATAAATGTTCAAGCAGGTAGTAGTGGAGAAGCAATTTTTGTAATGAGTGGAAGCGACTATACTACTGCTAACGCTTGGCTACAAGCAAGTGATATATCTAACAGAAAGTTTGCAAATATAGCGTTTTTAGTAGGCTCCAATAGTAAATTGTGCTACCCTATTGCTATTCGTGTTTCTGATAATTATATATATTTTGCTTATTGGGTTTTGCCAAACTCTTTTGAAGTATCTTATATAAGTGACAGTAATATGTATTATTGTAGATTTAGAATTGCTAACAATGTTGTTGACGATATTACAAGTTCAATGAACAACAATTTTATTCCTTCGATAGTCACAATAAACGCAGAACAATGGGTAAACGCCAAAAAACAATTTTCTGTATTACCAGAAAGTTCTGTTGTACCTACCACCGATAATCAATTTACAAACAAACAATATGTTGATAGTGTGGCTAATCCAACGGTGACTACAAGTAGTACAAGCACTTATACAATAGCAAGTTTAACAGGTAATCAAACATATAAACTTGGCGAAATAACTTCATTAACAATAACAGCAACTACAACTTTTGATAAAGAAAGCATTATATATTTTGATAGTGGTTCTACTGCTACAAGTATAAGTATTCCAGATAGTTTAATAAATCTTGGTGACGTTCCTACATTGACGACAGCAAGTAATGTAAGTACAGGTACTTGTGAAGCAAGTAAATCATATATAATTGCCGTACTAAATGATATAGCAGTATGGAAGGCATATTAAGATGAGTGTATTTAGAAACCTAATAATGGAATTAGGAAGTTCGCCAACTCCTCCAACACCTTCTTATACAGAGTTGGAATATATTGAAAGTACAGGAACACAAATAATAAACACAGAGATTAACCCTACCATTAATCACGAAGTTGAAATAGACTTTCAATTTACAAACAAAGGAAACGCTGATTTATTTGGTTCAAGAGAGTATTGGTATTCAAGGGGTTATATGGCAGGTGCAGATGGTGGTGTCGTAGGGAACACTTATTATTTACAATTTGGAGGAACTTGGGTAAAACAAGGAACTACTGATTATTTAAGGCACACATTATATTTTAACCAAAACAATACTGGGGTGGTTAAAGTAGATAATGATGTTTTGACAAATAATATAAAACAAAACTTTAGTGCTTATGCCCCTATATATCTATTTGGGCACTATGACCACGAAGGGGGCGACCATATATCTTATGGAACATACAAAATGTATAGTTGCAAGATATATGAAAGTCAAGTTTTAATAAGAGATTATATTCCCGTTTTAGATAGCAACAACGTTGCTTGTTTATATGATAAAGTGACAGAAACATATTTGTATAACTCAGGAACAGGAACATTTGATTATGAAATCCTTTATACCATTACAACAGATACATCTATTATAACCGTGCCAACACAAGCATACGCTGGTGATACAATAACATTAGTTCCCGTGGACAATACAAAAGTAATAGAAAGTTTTGACTTAAATGGCACAACAATTTATGGTGATACATTTACTATGCCTAGTCAAAATGTGACTATCACTAATGTTGGATTTGTGAATTGCACAAAACTCATATACATAGAGAGTACAGGAACACAATATATTGATACAAATTATTATCATAAAACTGGTAGCACTTCTTATGAAATGGAACTTGCTGTCGTCAGTTTGCCAAATCAATATAGCACAATATTTGGTGCTCGTACTTCTTATAATGGAAGGGACGCTTATTATCTTGGTGTTCAAAATAACAATGTCGCCTATTGTTGCTGTGGAGGGAGTTATTATTCTGCTTTAAATTGGCAATTATCTATGAACACAAAATATCACGTTTTATTTGAACATAATGTGGGTATAACAGTTGATGGAACTCTTAAAAATGGTTTTACAAACGCATATTCATACACTTGCAACAAAACAGATTATATATTTGCTTTAAATGAAGGTAGTGTATTAGAAAAAATAAACATGAAATTATATTCCTTCAAAATAAAAGAAGACAATAATTTAATTTTAGATTTAGTGCCAGTTTTAGATAGTAATAGTACACCTTGTATGTATGATAAAGTAAGCAAGACTTTCTTTTACAATGCTGGTACAGGTACATTCAATTATGGAACAATACAAAGTTAGAAAGGGGGTAAAACAATGAAAAAAGTAAAGAAAATATCTAAATATGTGGTAAATGCACTAAATATGATAAACGCTTTAATATTAGTATTAAGCCCTATTTGGAATTGGCATTTAGATAACATTACAAAAACAATAGTGGGTATTGCTGGTGTAATTTCATTATATCTAGTAAGTGGTAAATTGTTTGATTTAAGCACGGAGGAAAAATAATGGAGTTTGTAAAAAGATTAACACCACCTAGTGATGACAATATATATTATTTAAGAAAGCCAAAAGGAATAAACCCTTGTATTCGTGGAAACACTAAATACGGGTTAAATCACGGGGTATATGATGTACTCCCAAATTGCACAGGGTATGTCAATGGGAGATGGTTAGAGGCACAACACTATACAGAAGATAAATTGCCTTATAATAGCAACGCCGAAACTTATTTGAGAGATAATAAGATTTATGAAGAAGGTTTTACGCCTAGAGTGGGTAGTATTCTAGTTTACGGCAAAGGTAAAGTAGGCGTAGGTTCAGACGGTGCTGGTCACGTTATGTTTGTTGAAGAAATTGACAAAAAAGGTAATTGCCTAGTAAGTGAAAGTGGTTGGAACTTCAAATCAAAGCGTATGAATACACGCACAGTAAAACCACATAAATACACTTATTTAAGTGGTTATACTTATTTGGGTTGTATATACCCAGTAGAGAACTTTGGTATTCATTATTACGGCGAATTGCCTACTAAAACATTAAAATATGGTATGAAAGGCACACAAGTTAAATATTTGCAAGATTTCCTTAATTGGTGTTTAGGGGAAACGTTGAGCGTGGACGGACATTTCGGCCCAGCCACGAGAAACGCTGTGAAAAAATACGAAGAAAAATATGGATTAGAAGTTGACGGGCATTTCGGCCCAAAGTGTAGAGCAAAAGCAAAAACCATTACATTTTAATAAAATATATGATATAATATTCTTGATTAAGTGCCCATATCGGTATGCGTATCAAAACCGAAGTCGACTAGGTAATGTATGGGGAAATTAGAGAACGATGTTCTCTTTTTTCGTATTTGAAAAAGAAATGTGCAAAATTATGTTGACAATTTTTCAATTTTGTGAAAAAATATGCAATTAAGAAAGGAGGTTTACCCGTTGAAAGTCGTTTTATACAATGGACAAAAGCACTCTATCAACGAAATACGAAGCATACTAGGGCTACCAGTAAACTATTTATATAGAATATCGAGAAACGAAAAAAAGATAAGGTGTATGGACATTGACAACTTGAAACAAATAGCCAGATTAGAAGGGCTAGAGCCAGAAGAATTACGAGAAAAAATGTTAAAAAAAATTAGGGAGGAAAGATATGAATTATAGAAACAGAAGAAACTTAAAAGGGTTAAGTATTTACACAATAGCAAAAGAACTAGGGGTTGATTATAACCAATATTTAGAAGTAGAAAAAGGTAAAAGGCATTTAGAACAAGAATACATTGATAAGTTTTTAAAAATACTTACCAATGCAAAAGAAATTAAACTAAACCGTATGGCTAAATTACAAAAAATATACCCACTATTTACAAGTGGCGAAATGAAAAACAAGTGTAGAGAATATGGTTATAGTCACAAACAACTGGGCAAAGCGTTAGGTTTAACACAGGGTGCTATCTCAAATGCTATGACAGGCAACAAAAAAATGACAAGTGATGACACTATGGAAAGAATATATGACTTCTTAACTAACCCATTTAACAAAAAAGTAAAAGAAGTTGTTGAAACTAAACTAAGTAGACCATATACTAGCAAGAGTTTGTCAACACCACAAGTAGAAAAATTATTTAGTGAACACTCAATTACTGATATTTATACGGCTATGGGCTTTAATAGAAACAGTTTTGCCAAGTGGCTTGGCATTTCAGAACAACACCTTAATAATTGTGTTAATGGCAGAAGAAGATTAAGTGCCAAACTAAAAGAAAAAACATATAACACTTATCAAGAACTAATTGCTAATGGTTCTATTACAAAAGAAGAACCAACAGAAGAATACAACGAGAACATAGAATTAGAAGAACTTAAAAACAACGATATGTGTATCGAAGAAAAAGTGGTTGAAGAACAACTTAAAGAAGAACCAACAGAAAAAAGCACTGATTTGGAAAAACTATTAGAGTGTGTTATACTTGAAAATGAAAGATTGAAAAAGTACTTAGACGCATTTGCTAAACTTGTAGAAAAAATATAATCTAATTGTTAAAAGGGGTTAAGAAAGGAAAATATATGCAAAAAATTAAAATTGTAAAAGAAGAAGGAATACCTTATAGGGTGGTTGGCGAAATACTAGACGAATTGCAAAAAAATCAAATAACGATATATGACGGAAAGGTAGATAATTTCACTTATAATTTTAATGGAAACAAGTATTATATTAAACTAAAATACACTACGCGTGATACGACATTTACAATTAAAAAATCAGTAGGTTAAAATTGACCTACTTTTTATTGACTAATTTTTTTGATTATTGTATAATCGTTTTGTAGAGAAAGTGGGGTGAACAACATTGGCAACTATGGCTTCTTATAGGTTTAGAGCAGATTTAAACTTGGACTTTCGAGATAGGAAAAAGGCAAGTCAAGAGATAGGTATATTATCTAACACACTAGGGTTGATATTGCGTGGCAAGATAAATTGTTCTAAAACAACCGCATATTGCATAACTAAACTTTTATTTTCGGAAGCCGAAATAGACGATTTCTTTATTAGGGTTGAAAAGGAGGAACAATAATGGACATTGATAAAGAGTTTGAAAGTTTGTGGGCGTTATACCCAAATAAGCAGGGGAAAGTAAATGCCAAAAAAAAGTATGTAGAAGCACGAGCAACAGGCACTACTTACAACGAAGTATTAAAAGGCATTGAGAAATATATACGATATTGCGATAGCCAAAAGAGTTGGTATAGACCAAAAATGGGTTCAACTTGGTTCAATCAACATTGTTGGCTAGACGAAATAGACGAGGGGGAAACAGATAAAGACATAGCCAAAGACAATTTTGGCAACATTATTCTTTAGAGGTTTCTATGCAAATCGAAACCTATGACGGCTATGCTCAAAGATTAGTACCTTTTGACAAAATAAAAAGGAAAGATAAAACTAATTATACATACATAAAAAGTGGCTACGAGAATATAGACCAACTGATAGGTGGTTTTATATTAGGGCAAGTGAGTGTTTGGAGTGGTTTAAATGGTAGTGGTAAAAGTGCTTTTTTAAATCAACAAATACTAGAATACATATCACAGGGGCATAAAGTAATGCTATTTAGTGCCGAACTAATGGACTACTCAATAAAGAACATATTATATCGCCTTATAGCAGGGGAAAAATACCTTACAAAGAGCGAAAATGGTACTTACTACTATTTAGCCGACAATAACATAAAAAAGGTTATAGATGACTATATAGGCAATAATTTATATGTGTACGACAATAAGTTTGATAAAAAGCCAAAAGAGATAATTAACACTATAACATACGCAAAGGAAAAACTTGGCGTAGATATAATCATACTTGATAACTTAATGACTATGAACTTAAAAGAATATAGCCAAAACAAATATGAAGCACAAAGTGAGTTTGCTAAAGAAATAGCAAATGTAGCGAAACAATTACAAGTGCATATTCATATAGTAATGCACCCAACTAAAACGACAGGTTTTTTAAGAAAAAACGATATAAGTGGTAGTGCAGATTTATCAAACGCAGTAGATAATGTATTTATTATTCATAGGAATAATAGTGATTTTAAAAAAAGTTATATAGAGTTTAGAAACAATAAGATAAGAGAAGATAACGAGATTTTTGATTATGATACATACATAGAGATATGTAAAAATCGTGAAGAAGGAGTACAAGACAGATTATTATGTTTTTACTTTTTACCAATTAGTAAACAAATTGTAGAAAACCAAAAGGAAAAGCCATATATTGAAGATATTAAAAGATATTACTATGGCAAACAAAACAAACAATGATATATATAGGCAAAAACAAAGAGATATATGGTGATTTAGAAGAAACTATATTGGCTTGTTTGTTGATAGAACCTACTTTAATGGAACAACTAATTGTAGAAGAAAAACATTTTAAAAAGTTTGGGTATATACTAACCTTTTTCAAAGAGTTTTACGCAAAACATAGAAATCTTGATATATCTTTAATGCTATCTATTGTAAAAAGTAGTAGCGAAATGACTTTAATGGACTTAATAACTTATTTACTTGATTTAGTAGTAATACCACCCAATTTTGCAGATTATCAAAAGCAACTGATAGCACAATATAATCAAAGCAAAAAAGAAGATTGGTTGAAAAAGAAAATCTATGAAAAGGCGACTAAATTATTAATGGGTAGTATAACTATAAAGCAATTCAACTTTGAACTAAAAAAACTTTATGACCAAGCAGAAAAAATAGATTGGAGGTAATTATGGAAGGACAAAAAATAGATTTAAACTCTTTGGTAGTCATAGAACAATTACCAAAGATAAGAGAAGCACTAGGGGTTATAAGCGACGAGATAGATAGGAGAATTGAAAAAGCCCTAGCATTAGATTGTACTGAAGAAAGTAAAACAGAGGTAAAGAAATATAGGGCTAACCTAAATAAAATAAAAGAAGAATTAGAAGATAGAAGAAAGCAAGTAAAAGAGCAAATTATGAACCCTTATTTGCAATTCGAGGGTGTTTATAATGAACTTGTAAAAGACAAACTAGCAAATGCAGACAAAGTGCTTAAAGAGAGAATTGACACCATTGAAATAGCACAAAGAGAAGAAAAAATACAAGACTTGATAGAGTTTGCTAAAGCGTGGCTTAAATATTATGGTTTAGAGCAAGTTCTAGAGCCAAAACAAGTAATACCCAATATAACACTCTCGAAAAACCAAAAGTCGCTTAAAGAGCAAATTAAGGGGGAAATAGAGCGTATCTCAAAAGACATACAAACAATAGCGTTAGAAGAAATGAAAGCCGAGTTATTGGTTGAATATGTGAAAGACTTTGACTACGCAAAAGCAAAGTTTAGGGTATTTGAACGCCAACAGCAACTAAATGACATACAAAACTCAAATATTTTACAAGAAAATGTCGAAGAATTAAAACCTATTGCCGAAGAACAAATAGTAGCACCTAAAGAAATTGTAGAAGAAGAACTTATTGAGTGTACTTTCACGGTAAATGCAACTAAAGAGCAATTATTAAAAATTAAAGAGTTTTTACAAGAATTAGGAGTACAATATGAGTAAAAAATCAATGACTATTGAAGAAATACAAAATGAACAACTTACTGAATTTATAAAGGAAATGCAAGATGTAGGTGTAAAAGATAAAACTATAAAATTAGTTTTAAAAGACATACATGAATATCAAGAAAAAATAATTAGAGAACAATTAGAAAATGTGTTTGTACAAATGCAAAAAACTATAAAAAAAGCATTGGAGGAAAAAAATGAGTAAAGAAGAACAAATTGCATTAGAACTAACTAGAATTAGCATAAACGACACTTCTGGCAAGAAATTATTAGATAGGTACAAGTCTTATTTAAAAGAACTAAAAAAAGATAATGTAATAGAAAAAGAACAAAACAAATTGTTAGATGAACTAGGTACTTATAAGTATATTATAAATGCTATAAAAGAACTAATTGAAAGAGATGAGAGCAACTTTGTTTTAAAAGAAGATTTACTAAAAAAAATAGGAGGTTTATATGATTAAAATTAAAACAAACTATGATTATAAAAATGATAGACTTAGACTAAAAAAATATCACCATGCTCATTCTTGCACTTACGAGCATTTGGCTGTGATAACAATGATGATAAATGAAACTGCCAAAATGAGCGGTATGAGTAGAAAAAAGATATTAGAGTTATTGACAAAAGACAATATTATAAAGGAGGTAAACAATGATTAAATTAACACTCAAAGAAGTTAAAGATTTAAAAGGTGGGTTTGATGTGCATTTAAAAACAGAAGACGCCACTACGCTAGAGTTTTACGCAGGGGCTATATCAATATTAGAGGGGTATAAAAAGTATCTTGAAGAAGAAAAGAACATAACAATAAGTGACAGAAAACTCTTAAAAAACTTAAAAACACTAATGAAAATTAGGGTAGCAAAGGAGGTAGATTATGAATAATCAATCGGGTACAGTACAACCAAAGTTTAGCGTTGTATTACAAAGCGATAAGGTAAAGAACCTTATTAACAACACTTTACAAGATAAAGATAGGGCAAGAAGATTTGTGACGGCAATAACAAGTGCAGTAGCAACTAACCCAACATTACAAGAGTGCGACAATGGTTCTATTATTGCTTGTGCCTTATTAGGTGAAGCATTAAACCTATCACCAAGCCCACAATTAGGGCAATATTATCTTGTGCCTTATAACAAAAAGAAACCAGATGGTTCAGTAGTTAAAGAAGCCCAATTTCAACTGGGTTATAAGGGTTATTTGGCATTGGCTATGAGAAGTGGTCAATATAAAGACATAGATGTACTTGAAATTAAAGAAGGCGAGTTTAAAGGGCGAAACATAGAAACAGGTAAGTTTGAGTTTCAATTTATTCAAGACGAAGATTTACGCCAAGAAAAAGAAACAATAGGGTATTTAGGTTATTTTGAACTACTTAATGGGTTTACAAAGAAACTATATGTATCAAAGTCAGAAATGGAACGCCACGCAAATACTTATTCAAAAGCGTTTAATATAGACGATTATCATAAATTACAAGCAGGACAAATTGCCGAGAAAGATATGTGGAAATATTCAAGTTTTTGGTATAAAAACTTTGACGCTATGGCTTTCAAAACTGTGTTAAGACAACTTATATCAAAGTGGGGCATTATGAGTTTGGAAATGCAAGAAGCATATACAAAAGATATGGCTGTTATTAAAGAAGATAACACCTATGAATATGTAGATAACCCAGCAGAAGATATATTCCCAGAAGCCGAAGTAATTGAAGCCGAAGCCGAGAAAATCACAAAAAATAAAAAAACTACTAAACTAGATGAGGTTGTTGAGTAATAATGAGAGATAAGGAAATTGTTGAGAAAATATATGGGCTAGTAAGAACGCTTGATGAGATAGATAACTATGTAGCCACGCAAAATGAAGAATTGAGTAAAATTGATTTAGAGTTAAGTGATTGGACACATTTTATTGAAAACAATGATTTTGGTGAAGATATTAGCCATAAGGTTGTTATAAAAATAAGAGAATTGCGTAGGCAAAGAAGAAGTCTATGCAAAGAACAAGCGATAGAAGATACTTATAAAAACAATGCTTCAAAGGTTATGGGAAATAATACCCGACAGTTTTTGATAGCCGAAATTGAGAAAACAATTAAACAATTAGATAGCGAATATAAAAACAGGGTAATAACCGAAGAAGATATACAAGAACTATATACAACTACTAAAAAGAAGGTTGGCAGACCTAAAAAGGTGGTAGAGGAAGAAATATTATGATATTTGAAATGAATGGTGTACCATATACCATAATTGAGGTAGAACAAAAAGAGTTTAATCAAATAGAAGAAGGTGACGGATACTATTTTGGACAAAGTAGATTTTTTTCACAAGAAATATATTTAGAAAAATCTTTAAGCATAGAAAAAAAACGAAAGACATTGTATCACGAACTTATGCACTGTTATATTAGAGAATACTTAACAACTAGAGATACGGACAATTTCAGTGAAGAAATGCTATGTGATATAAGTGCGAATGCTCACGACATAATTCACGAAATAGTAGAGGAATATTTCAAAAATGAGTGAAGAAATATGGAAACATATACCAATATGATAAAAATAAAAAATTACTTAATATCTTTTATGATATAAAACAAGCGAGTGAGCATACTGGCGTTTGTTCAAGAGATATATTGCATTGTATAAATAATGAACCTAAGCGTAAAAGTGCTGGGGGTTATATATGGGAAAGTGAGGTGGTAAGTAATGCACTACGAGATATTGAAAACGGGAAGTAAGGGTAATTGCATAATTGTAGAAAATGTTTTCGCATTAGATATGGGGATACCATATAAACTTATAGCCCCCTACCTTAAAAATATTAAAATGATATTTATATCTCATAGGCATACTTGACCGACCATTTGAACAAAACTACGATAAAAAAGATAGGGTATGAATACCCAAACATAGTATTTTTGTGTGGAACAGGTTTATACCAAACAATGAGAAATTGTGGTTTGTCGGCTAAACAAGTGTACGCAATTAACACAGGTACTTGGTTTGATATGGGTATGTGTAAGGTAAAATTAGACTTTTTATTCCATGACACGCCCAATTCGACATTAAGTTTGATTTACAAAGACAAAAGTTTGTTTTATGCAACCGACACAAGTAGATTAGACCATATAATTGCTTATGGCTATGATTTGTACCTAATCGAAGCAAATTATGATACAGATGAAGAACTAGAAAACAAGATATTAGAAGCAAAAAGCAAAGGGGAGTTCACACATTTAGAAAGGGTAAAACACACCCATTTGTCACAATTACAAGCATTAAATTGGTTAGATGAGAATATGGCAGAGCACTCAAAATACGCTTTTATACACCAACATATAGAAAGGTAGACTTTATGAAAATAGGGGTAATAATACCATATTACGAGAACTCTAATATGGCAAAAGAAAGGTTAAAAAATCTTTTAAATACAATAATTACGTCAAACAAGATAAACACACGAGTAGTTGTAGTAGATGACGGTAGTAATGCTACTTGGTTAAATGATTTTGACACAATAATACACTTACCAGAAAACAAAGGCGTTTCTTATGCTAGAAATGTAGGAATAGACTATTTAAAAGATTACGTTGATTATATAGGGTTTATAGACGCAGATGACAGTATTAGTAGTGACTTTTTAGAAGAAACCTATAAATGCTGTGAATGTGGTTATGACTATATAGATTGCAGACTTATACAAGATGGCATAGAAGTATTTGGAACTGAAAAAGGTAAGCAAGACCAACTAAACTGTATAAGAAATGGTGTAGTGGGTTGTTTCTATAAAACGAGTATAATTGGGGAACATAGATTTGATGAGAACTTGCAAATTGGGGAAGACGGTAAGTTTGTAAATGAAGTGGTTGACTTATCTAAACACGCAAAAGGCATAAGCAAAGGTATGTATGTATATAATAAAGGAGTAAATGAAAACAGTTTAACAATGCGATATGTTAGGCACGAAATAAAGGAGGTTAGATAATGAAAAATGAATAGTGGGGAAAGATTAACGATAAATAGAGATAGGGCATTTACTATAACGGCAGATATGATAGATAGTGCTAGATTTAATTACGATAATTACTGTCAAACATTATATGGACAACCAATAAACACAATAACAACGAGTGTATGGAGCATAGATGAAGACGAAAAAGTAAAATTAGAAAAAGACAATATATGTTTAAGAGAAAAGGTAAAAGAATTAGAAAAAGAAATAAAATTGCTAAAAAGTGGTGCAAAATAACATAAATTGTGGTAAACTATTATTATAAAGGAGGGAATATATGAAACTACCAATAGTATCAAGGAAAAAGTATGAGATTGCAAGGAACAATCTTAAAGTTGAAAGTGAAGCAAGAAATAGGTTAAGGAAAGAGTTTATAGACTTTCAAACAAAAAGTTCAATAAGAGATATGGCATATCAACAAATGGAAGATAATTGTAAAGAACTTTGCAACAGACTAGAGTTTATGGAAGAAAAAGAGAAAGACTATAAGCGTGAAATAAAAGCGTTGAAAACACTATTAACAAAAAACGGCATAGAATACAAGAAAGAAGAAAAGTAAATGGAATATGTATCAAGTTCAGGGGAAACCAAAAATACTGCAACAATGAATTATGAGTACCTCGTAAACGCCTTTGCAAAAGCAAGTAGAGAGATATTTAATGCACAGAACATAGAACAATTTAATAAACTAATGACCAATATGCAAGTATTGGAAAAAGAGATATATACACGCATTGAAGATTTCTTAAAAACAAAGATTGACGATGATACTTGGGTATGAATAACGACAATAGGGAAGTAGTACCCGTACCAATTAAGAAAAAAGAGTTTTATTCTATGGCTAAAAGGGGCATACATATTGACAAGTACGACGCCAACGGTTATAGAGTACGGTGTGGCTACGCATATAGGTTGCACAGAAAAGATATTAACGGCACACCCACCTACGGCATTAAGGTAAAAAATTACGCTGGTGACGTAGCATACAAAAGAGTGTTTCTTTCAAAAGGAAACCCAAAGAACAAAGACATAGAAGATGGCACATTAGTAAGACCATTAAGATTAGCCGAAACATTTTATATATCACCAAAAACAAGACAACCAGTATTTGCTGTAATGCTATTAGATTGGCAAGAAATACTCACTCAAGAGCAAAAAGACCGTAGATTTAAAGAAAAAGCCATAGGCATTTATGAAAACCAAAAGGCATATAGAGATATTGATTTTGACAATTTAAGTGAATATGGCAAGCCAATACCCAAAGAAGAAAAGGAGGAATTAGAGTGAAAGAGTTTGCTATGAATACGCTATGGTTTATGATAGCCATAGTTTGTATATCAATAACAATAAGTACGATAATGTACCCGTTTATACAAGCAAGTAAAGAAAAACAGAAACAGAAAGATTTAAACACACTGTTAGAGTGGTTAGATAGTATAAAAGACGATACTAATAAAAATTAGTATTGTTTTCAATTTGTGGTTGACAATGTAATACATTTGTGGTAAACTATGAGTGTATTTAGGGGAGGAAAATAAATATGAAATACGAAACCATTACAACGAACGCATTAGACATATTGCGTTTAAAAGACGAGTTTTTAAGGTACATAGACGTATCAAAGAACTCAGTAGAAACCTATAATGTAGGCATTAGGGCATTTGCTAATTATATGAGAGAAAATGGTATTACAACACCAACTAGGGCAGATATAATAGCATTTAGAGATAGTTATAAGGAAACACATAGTGTAGCAACTATAAATAGTTATCTTATAGCATTAAGGAACTTTTTTAGTTTTCTAGCATACAACGGAATATACAACAATATTATGGAAAATGTAAAAGGTTTAAAAGACACCACTTTACATAAGCGTAGCAACTTATCAGTAGCACAATGTAAGCAAGTATTAGATATTGCTAAAAACTTGCGAGAGAAAGCATTATTCGCTATCACATTAGGTTGTGGTTTAAGGGCAAACGAAGTAGTGAACATAGAACTAAGTGATTTTAGGCAAGATAACGACAAAATATTGTTATATGTACTTGGTAAAGGTAGAGATTACAAACAAGATTTTGTAGTAGTACCCAACAATGTATTAAGCATATTAAAGGAATACATAAAGGAATATGGAATAACAGATTACTTATTTGTATCACAATCTAATAACAATATTGGTGGTAAAGTAAACACTTGTACCATTAGGCGAATAATAAATGCTATGTATGAAAGAGCAGGAATAAAAAGCGAAGATATAGTGTTTCACTCATTAAGACATAGTTTTGCCACTATCGCTATACAAAGCGGAAACGACATAAGAGAGGTTGCAAACGCATTAAGGCACAGAAATATAAGTACGACAGAAAGGTACTTGCACGATTTAGACGCAAGAAACAATAATTGTAGTAATTCAGTAGCGAACAACATATTTGGTGCAAGTGGTATATAAAATGACAGAGCCAATAATAGATTACGAACCCAATTACTTATTAAAGTTTATTACAGGTAGTTTAATGGACATAAAAGCAGGTAATTCTTGCTATGTATATAGTGAAGAAACATTAACCGAACTTTGTGAAATATTAAAATCGAAGAAAATAGAATATAAAATAAAGAAAATAGACGACTATTGGTGCGTAAGAAGAAAGGAAGATAACATTGGAAACAAGAACGAGAAACGAGAGAAATAAAGTGTTGCCATACGATAAGGACGTTCACATTAGAATAAGAAACGAGTATATGGACAAATTGCGTAATCAAGCACGACAACACCACTTTACAATTTCCCGTATGGTAAGATTTATTGTAGAGAACTATTTAGATAATCACGAGAACTAAATTGAAACTCTCGTTTTTTTATGCTATAATCAGAACATAGAAACACATTATATATATTCGGAACATAGAAAGGAATATATATAATCAGAACATAGAAAGGTATAATGAAAATATGGCACAAAGCAAAGCAGAGAAGAACAAAAAAGAAAGGCAAAGATACGCCAAAGATAAAAAATATCGTGAGAAGAAAATTGAATATCGTAAGAAATACGCACAAGAACACGAATTGAAAGAAGAAAGGGTATCACGAGAATATTACCACTCTCACCCAGATTATCGCCGAAAGAAAATCAAACAAGCAAAAGCAAATCAAAACAGAAGGCACAATAGAACTCCAAAAGCAAAAAAATAAAAAGTAGAAAAGATTTCTGCTTTTTTTATTTTATACATTTATTGGGTACGTATTACCCGATAGAAAAGATTTCGCCTTAATATATTATGTATGCGTAAGAAAAAAAGATATAGCCCTATAAATAAGATTTCAAAAAAGATTTAAAATATAGATATTATGCCAAAAAATGTCAAAAAAAATGTATATATGGGAATAAAAAAGTGTAAAGTAAATGTAAAGTTTACAATGTAAAGTGTCAAATAAAAAGTGTAAAGTGTAAAGTAATTTTTAATGTCAAGTAAGTGTCAACTAATTGTCAAGTAATGTAAATTGTAAAGCGTGTAAAGTTTACAATTTTATTTACAGTTTGTTTACAAATGTGGTTGACAATGTCTTTTTGCTATTTATGGAGTGGCTTTTATATATATAAGGAAAAGCGAAAAAAAGTTTTTCAAAAATGCAAAAAAACACTTGCAAAACGTGGTGGACTATGTTATTATACTCTTGCGATGGGGCATTATACCCTATCACAAAAGCAATTAAAAGTGGTAAAGGAGGAAGATATAATGAATAATGAACTACTAAAAATTGCAACTATTGAAAACTTATACAGAGAGGAGGAAACACCTAGAGTAAGGGGTTATCACGAACATCATGACGGACACACTTATACACCGATAAGAGCGACAAGGGAACGAGCAACCGACACACCATTTTATATTGGTATAGAACTTGAAACTGAGTGCAACCACGAAAACACAAGAGCAGAGCGATTATTGATAACACACTCTATACCTTGCGTAATGGAACACGATAGTAGTTTACGTAGCACGGGAGCAGTAGAGATTATAAGTAAACCGATGTCTTTTAAAAAGTGGCTATCACTAGAAACTAACATAAAAAATATGTGTGATGAATTGTCAAGTGCGGGTTATATGTCACACGATACAGCCACGGCTGGATTACATATACACGTCACAAGACCAACAGATGATAGGGTAATTGATAGAATATTGTTTATAATGGAAACTTATAAGGACGAGTTAATAAAGTTTGCTAGACGCAGTAGCAACCACTATGCACAATGGTATAGCGATACAAGATATTCCACCGACCAATTAAAGAGTTTAGATTTTGTTAAAAACCATAAAGAAACACACGATAGATATATGGCATTAAACTTGACTAACAGAAACACAATAGAGTTTAGATTTTTTAAAGGTACTTTAAATGGTACAACTTTAATGGCAAGTATAGAACTAATCAATAACTTGGTGCTATTATGTAGTGACTTAAAAAGACCAGTAAATCGTATAACTTGGCGATTACTAACAGATGGAAAAAATTGTCGTGAATATTGTAAAACTAGAGGCATAAGTAAATCAAATGTAATACCAAAAGATTACACTAACGAGCAAATTAGATTATACAATGCAAATAAGAAAAAAGTAGCAAAAATAATAAGAGTGCTAACAAATGAACTAGCAAAGCAAGTAAGTTTGTTTCAATTAAACATTAAAACAAATCAACCTAGTTTAGCAAGTAGTTTGAGCAAAGAGGAATTTACTAGAAACTTGGAAACCTATTACAGACTTATACAAGATAACACCAGCAAATTAGAAAGTAGCAACTTTATTATTAAAAATGCTATAAGTTATTTAAAAACCAACCTAGCAACTAATGTTAGTGATAATTGGCTAAAAACTTGCGTAAGAAACTATATATATAATAATAGTGATATTATTACACAAGCGAGTATAAATGAAATTAAAAGTATTTTAGGGGGTGCAGAAAACTAATGTGTATAATAGTAGCAAAGCAAAAAGAGGTAAAACTACCCGATACAAAAATACTTGAAACTTGTTTTAAACAAAATAGCGACGGTGCAGGGTTTATGTATGTTAAGGGTGGCAAAGTAGTAATTGATAAAGGTTATATGGACTATAAAAGTTTTAAAAAGCATTATGATAAATTATGTAGAAAATATCACAATTTTGAAAATAAATCACTGGTAATACATTTTAGAATAGGTACAGACGGCAGTAATATTGCAAAAAACACACACCCATACCCTATATGCAGTGATTATAACATAATGAATAAAACATTTTATAAATGCGACCTAGCGATGGTACATAATGGTATAATAACAGATTATAGACCAAAAGCAACTGACGGCGACATAGTCGACACAATGAAATTTATAAAAGACTTTATACAACCATTAAAACAAGGGTGGAGCGACTTTTATAAAAATGATAATATGTTAAAGGGGCTTGAATATCTAACAAATAGCAAATTATGTTTTTTAGATAATAAAGACAATATATATACAAGTGGCTATTTTATAAATGATAATGGCATACTATATTCTAATGGTACATACAAAACTTATACATATCAAAGCAAATATGTATCAAAGTACACACCATATTACAATGATTATGATTATGATATACCTAGCGAAGGCAAAGTATGGCATTATACTTACAAAAAAGACGGCACAAAAGAAACAAAAACAGAGCCAAAAAATGACAATTTAAAAAAGTTTGATTTAGATTTCAAAGTGCTAGGCAAAAATGATGTTTTAATAACAGAAGACGGCAGACGATATGAGATAAATATTGATAATACGTACTACTATGATAATTTTACAAATATAGTATATAGAAAACAAAAAGATGGTGCATATAAACAAATTTTTAAAAATTGTATGATACAAGGAGGTGCAAAATAATGGTAAATAAAAAAGATATTGAATTGTTAGAGAGGGTATATAACACCCTCCTAGCCCTAGCTGATACCGACTATGATGACGCCGACAATATATTGACACAATTAAAAGAGTACACAGAAAAACAAAAGATAGCATATATGCAGAAACTTGAAAACAAAAAAGCATATATAAATGAAAAAAGAAAAACCAACCCTATGTATGGACGCAGTAAACTTGAAATAGAGCGTTATAATAGATTACATAATATAGGGGGTGCAGAATAAATGATAAATTATAAAGAACTAACAAAAAAAATTATGGAGTTAATATCAAAGGCATATAAAAATTATGGAGGTTATGATACAAATGACTTAAACGATATTATTATTGGAATGATAAGTGACCATATTTTTACAACTAAAGATAGCATACAAAACTTAATATATGATTTAGAAAAAATGCGTGATTATTATTAAAAAAATAAAGGAGGTATAAAATGGGAATTGACGATATACAAGACAGAATACAAGATGAAATAAATAATACATTAAGTGAACTATATTGTGATTTAGAAAACGCAGAAAAAAATGGCGACAATGCAAAATATATTAAAGACGATATAGAATATTTAGAAAGCATAGACACACAAAAATTAGATACAATAGCACATAATGTTTACACTGATGATGAATGGCAAAGTAAATTATATGAAAGTATAAACTACTTTATATGGCATTAAACAGAACATAGAATAAAAGCCGACAACTTAAAATAAAGACCATAAGTAATACGCAGAACATAGAAATATAATACAAATAAGTATTATATTTTTTTGTTTTAAATGATTATTAAAACAATCTAAAAACAATCAAATACAATCACCCTTGATTGTATCACCTTTATTTTATTACCCTAGATATAGGCAAAAACTACTATATATCAAAAATAGGCATTTAAAGGGCATTTTAGCGTATTTTATACTTGGCATGATAGTTTATACCAGAAAAGCATTTTCAAAGCAAATAAAGGCATTTAAAGGGGTAAAAAAGGGTATATAAAAGATTATGGCTAGAATAGAATATCAAAAAAAGACAGATTTTTGATTATGCTAAAACTTGTTTATAATAGATTATGGGGGTATATATACCCTAAAAGATTACACGCAAAATTGATTACATACCATATAAAAGATACGCAAATTATAAAAGATTTTAGCATATATCACAGCCGATTTTTGTAAAAGATTTTTAAAGATTACAAAAAAACGACTTTTTTTCTGATTTACATTTGGTTTACAGTAATTTAACAAAAAATTGTAAAGCATTTACATTTGGGTTTACACTTTTTTTAATACTTTACACTTTTAACTTTACATTTTTTTATACAATAGGCATATAAAGAAGTTAACATAATATTTATTATGCGAAGTTGGGTATTTTTACCCTAAAGACGGGTAATCTATCACTAAATTAGCGTAAAAATCGGTTTACATTTGTGGTGTAAAGTGAATGTAAAGTAAGTTTTTAAAAAAAATTAAAATTAAAAAATCGACCTTTGGGAACGCCCTATTTTAGGGGCTTTGCAGAGGTTTACACTTTTAATGTCAAGTAATTGTAAATTGCAATTTGTGGTGGACTATGATATAATAGTATTAAGTAAAGGGAGAAAACTCTTTGCTTATGGTCTTTGAAAAATTGGAGGTGTAATATGATAGGGCTACCAAACGGCGAGGTGTTCTTGCTATTAAAGGATGGCACAAAAGAAAGCATTGAACTAGTCGACTTGGCAAATCCTAAAAAGGAAATGCTAGAAAGCACCCATATATTAAAGTGGGTTAAAAAAATCGGCTATGACAATATAAGTGCTATCGTTTATGAGCGATATGGAAAACAAATCGCTATCACTATGGCAGAATACTATTCTGAACATGGGCAAGACTTATGCTAAATAATAAGGGGCATTGTACCCCTTATTATACTACAATTAAAACCAAAATGAAAGAGGTGTACATTATTGACTAGGACTAGGGGGCTTTATAGTGGTATTGATAACATTATTGCAACTATACAAGACGGACAAGAGCCGACAACAAGAGAACAAAAACAACTATTCGACAAATTGACAAACTTACAAGAGTTAATTGACTATGATAAAGAGATTAAAGACTTTGAACACTTGGCAAAACTAGAAAAGCAAAAAGCCGAAATCGAAATGGCTTTACAAAACAACGCAAAACAACTAGAACAAGACTTAATCGCTTATATGGTTAATGAAATTGAAACACACAAAAAACAAAATGGCTTATTATATTGTATCGAGTTTTTGGGTAATGTATCAACGGCTAAAAGTTATCTATTAAAAACTAGGGGCTATGTAATCGCCGAGCATTTAACGGCATATTTTAAGGCATATAAAAAAGTTAAGGGTATTTATTCAGCTGAAATCACACAAGAGAAAGCAAAACAAAAACAACTAGAAACATACAAAAAACAGCAAATAAAACTAGGGCAAAAAGCAACGGCTAAGTACTTGGCTACTTGCTGGGGCTTATATGCTATTACTAAAAAAATTAATAGGTTATAAGGGAGGTTATAATATGACTATTGATGACGCTATCAAAAAACTTGCTTTTAATAAAATAAC